AAACAAAGTGGCACACCAGCCCCCCACATGGGGGTTTTTTATTGTTATGATTAAAGAGTACTAAAGGAGAATCTATGAGTTTTTTCAAACACGTTCAACTTCACGAATACGACCTTACTAATAAGGGCATCTCTCAGGCATGTTATGATGAATTGGTTGCGAGTGGTAATAACTCAAATGAGAATCAACTTCGCATCCTTGCAGACAGTATGAGAGAGGATTTTAAAGATTATATGCGTCCACTGTTCCAGTAATTAAACTGTCACACACACCCCCCACACGGGGTGTGTTCTTGTTATACTAAAAGAGTTAAAGGAATTACACATGATTGATCCCAGATTTGAAGAAGAAGCAATTTCCATTCTAATGGAACAGGCATTATCTGAAACCACGGAAGACACCAAATTTGATGTCGATGCGTATTTTAACGCTGATATTGAATATTAATGAAAAATTTCCCATCTGTCAACCCTACCGATTTTCACATGCAAAATTACGATTCAAGCATTTATTCTGAGATAGAGCAATTCTGTAAGGAGAATGAATTTACAGTAGATTATTTTCTACAGGAATTTGCTCAGAATGAGAAACAATTAAAGAGACCTTTCAACGCTTGGCGGGGACGTGATAAACTCAGCGATTAATCTGACCAGTTGATAAACTGGCACACGGGGACTTCTATTCGTTCCCGTTTCCATTATAATAAGAACATACAACAAAAGGAGCACTCATGCAACTTACACCAATCGCATCCAACATGACCGAAGTAGAAACAAATGACGCAAGGATTTTGTTTTCATACCGCACACCCGTTGCAGCATACATCTTTGGTGAGGGATTTGTAAAAACTGATAAGTGGTGGTCAACAACAACTTCACGTCATATCAACAAGTGGGGTGCCAGAGACGCTAAAGAAGTTCCCCAATCAAGATTAGATTCACTGGTCTAACCAGTTTACAAAGTGTCCACCCAGCCCCCACAAGGGGGTTGGTTATTCGTTATAATGAAGGTATGAAAAACACACACCTAGAACACCCCGAAGACAGCATCCTTACAGGAGATCTTTCCGTACTGGATGCTTTTTTATTACCACTATTACTCTCACTTAAAATCGATGGAGCACCCGCTATTGTTTGGGGTCGTAACCCTGCAACTGGTCGCCAGTTTGTTGGCACGAAGTCAGTTTTCAACAAAAAGAAAATTATGATCTGCGAAACTCCAGCAGACATAGACAGGTTTTATTCTTATAAGTCATCACTACATGAAATCCTTTTGAACTGTTTGGCATACCTACCCATCACCAATAATATCTATCAAGGTGATTTTATCGGGTTTGGTGGTGCTAAGAATTACAGACCAAACACCTTAACATATAAATTTCCTGAGGTCGTAACAGAAAAAATTATAATAGCACCACATACAAAGTATTTCGCAGTGAATGACTTGCGTGATGCAATCGCTATGCCTCTACTTGACAAGTTAGAGAATAGTAGAGTTAAATTCATTCAACCAAATGCGTTTATTTCTGATAATGCGGATGCTTTCTATGTCCTTAAAAATATGGTTGATCGTGCAAAGCGATTAGCAGAGAATGTTGACTTTGTGGATGAGCAAACAGCAAAGAAACTTAAAGTCAACCTTAATTCTCTTATTCGTGAGGGTAGGGCAGTTGACGGAGATATATTTGAAGATGCTGGTTTATGTTCCGCTTCGTTAATTGACTTATGGCACACTGTATGTGAAATCAAATTACATGCACTGGATTTATGCAAGGATGATGCAGACTTTGACACATGTATTAATTATATTGAACCTACTCAGGGTGAGGGATATGTTATGATTACCCGCTTTGGATATTTTAAACTGGTTGACCGCACTGAGTTTTCATATTCTAATTTCAATAACAGTAAGTTCACAACAGTTGCCTAAGGGTTATTAGTTCGTGAATACAGCAGTTGGGGGGTTGATGCCCCCCCGTTATATTATTTTCGAAGGAACCCCTAGTCTACAAAGTGTTACGGAAGCGAGATAAATGTTTCCTCTTATATAAAAATTTTTTTCCCTATATAAAATCGATGAGAGGATTCAAAAACATGCAAAAAAATTCTGGTGAAATTTTTACCTCCATAGAAGTCGATACAGTAACTGGGGAGTATTATACAATAATTCCAGAGGCAGTTGTTAATGAATTGGGATGGTTTGAAGAAACACCATTAAAATGGTCGATGGACGGAAAGGAGGCAATCATAACCGAACAGGACTAACTTGACAAATGCTATATAATGGAGTATGATTCGAATGTAACTTATTATTCTTATGGCTAAAGGATTTACAGTAAAGGCAAAATCGCCCAAAAGCAAAAAGAAAGATCAAGAATGGGACTATGATAAGGCAAGAGAAATGGTGAAGGGAAAAGCCATAGTATTTTGTTTACCTGGTAGAGGAGTATCATATTCATATCTAAAAAATTTCGTACAACTTTGTTTTGACTTAGTACAATCTGGTGCGAGCATTCAAATTTCGCAGGATTATTCCTCCATGGTAAACTTTGCAAGATGCAAGTGCCTTGGAGCTAATGTATTGCGAGGACCAGAACAAAAACCATGGGACGGAAAATTAAAATACGATTATCAATTATGGATTGACAGTGATATTATATTTAATAGTGAGAAGTTCTGGCAGTTAATCTTAATGGATAAAGATATTGCTGGTGGTTGGTATGCCACAGAAGATGGTAGAACCACAAGTGTTGCACACTGGTTGGATGAGGAAGACTTCAGAAGTAATGGTGGAGTAATGAATCATGAAACTGTAGAGAGTATCTCAAAGCGTCGCAAACCATTTACCGTTGATTATACAGGTTTTGGATGGTTACTCATTAAAAATGGAGTATTTGAACATGAAGAAATGAAATATCCATGGTTTGCTCCAAAGATGCAAGTCTTCGAGTCAGGCGAAGTTCAGGATATGTGTGGCGAAGATGTCTCATTCTGCCTAGATGCAAAGGAGGCAGGTTTCGAAATCTGGTGTGATCCAAGAATTCGAGTCGGACACGAAAAAACAAGAATAATTTAATGCAAGAAAAGTATAATATTTACTTAAAAGAAAAACAAATTTTCTCTGGTTTAACAGAGACGGAATACTTTGATAGGATGGAGGACATGTCGATTGAATATTATCAGACAGGTCATCCAAATCCTCAAGATTTAAGGACTGAAATCTACCAAGACGACTAAATGGCATCAAAAACATCCATAACAAGTGAAAAAATACTGGAAATTGTCAAAAATAAATGGCAAATTTTCGGTATTAGTGCCCTTCTTATTTTTATATTGCAACTTTTATCATCAAAAGTGCTTATATCAGTATTTTTAGGATTAATTATTACAGCTTTATTACCTTCTGAGTCCTTAAATAGGGTATTAAAGAAACTTTCAACCAAAAAAGAGGCAAATTAAGCAAAATGGCAGTAAAATCAACGACTGGAGCATGGGGTTCACAGAAACTTCTTACTTTTCCGAAAAAATCTCGTCAGGGAAACGGAAAACACACAAAATATTCGGCAACTTCTCGTAACTCGGCTCGTAAAAAATACCGAGGACAAGGAAAATAACCAAGGTGTCTCGAAAGAGGCACTTTTTTTATGTAAAATCACGTATAAATAAAGAAAAACTCCTTGTTTATGGCGATTAAAAGGATATCAAGAGCATTTAAAGACATAACATTGTCTTTTGAACCTCATCCAATAACAAAAGACCTACCAATCTTAAAAAATGAGAATGCGATACGTAGATCTGTAAGGAATATAGTCGAAACTATACCTACTGAACGTTTTTTTAACTCGTTATTAGGTTCTGAAGTAAGAAGTAGCCTATTTGGATTCGTTGATTTTGGTACTGCATCGGTTATTCAGAGTCAAATTGAGATTGCAATTGATAATTTTGAACCAAGAGTAAATAATGTACAGGTTCAAGTTAATCCTACACCAGAAAGAAATTCATTTGAAGTAACTATTCTATTTGATATCATTGGACAGGAGTTTCCAACACAAGAATTTACATTCATTTTAGAAGCAACAAGATAAAATGGGGTTCACTAAATACACAAACTTAGATTTTGATCAGATAAAGACTTCCATTAAGGATTATCTTCGTGCAAATTCAGATTTTACAGATTTTGACTTCGAAGGGTCTAACTTTTCGATATTAATTGATACATTAGCATATAATACGTATATTACTGCATTTAATTCCAATATGATTGTTAATGAGTCCTTTTTGGATTCTGCAACTCTACGTGAAAATGTAGTTTCATTAGCTAGAAATATAGGATATGTACCCCGTTCTAAGACGGCAGCAAAGGCAGAAATAACTTTTAATGTAGAAAGACCCATAGGTAATGATTCGGGCACTGTAACTCTTAAGAGGGGTCTTATATGCACAGGAGATGTGAATAATACTTCATATGTATTTTCAATTCCAGAAAGCATAACAAAAACTTTTAGAGAAACATCAACAGGTAGTTTTGAAGCATTATTTGAAAATATAGAAATATTTGAAGGAACATATTTAACAAAACAATTCACACATGATGGATCTTTAGATCAAAAGTTTATTATTAATAATTCATCTCTCGATACTTCTACACTTAAGGTGTATATTAAAAATGAAAATGATAATGGATTGGGAATAGAATATTTTCCTGTAGATAATATCATTGGTATAGATTCTTTATCTCAAATTTATCTTCTCCAAGAGGTAAAAGACGAACAATATGAATTATTATTCGGTGATGGGTTAATAGGTAAAAAATTAGGAACTGATAAAGATAGTGATGGTAATATAATTACTGCAAATTATATTATTACCAGTGGTAAGGAAGGTAATGGAGTACAAAATTTTTCTTTTTCAGGTAGTTTAGAATTATCCAGTGGATCTCTTATCAATCCATCAAATATATCTGTTACAACTAATCAGGCATCTCAGAATGGGGGTGATATAGAGTCAGTTGACTCTATTAAGTATTTTGCACCTAAGATATATTCAGCACAGAGCAGGGCGGTTACAGCACGTGATTACGAGGCTATTATTAAGAAAATATATCCTGATACAGAGAGTGTTTCTGTCGTTGGTGGTGAGGAATTAGATCCTCCTGAATTTGGAACTGTAACTATTAGTATTAAACCAAAAAATGGAACTTTTATCTCTGATTTTAACAAGACTAGAGTTTTATCACAATTAAAACAATTCTCTATATCTGGTATAAGACAGAAAATAGAAGATATTAAAGTACTATATGTAGAAATTGATTCTTCTGTATATTATAATGCCAATAAAGTATCTACCGAAGATTCATTGAAGGAAAGTGTGATCAATACGTTGACTACTTACTCTAATTCAATAGATTTAAATTCATTTGGTGGAAGATTTAAATATAGTAAAATTCAACAACTAATTGATATTACTGATAATGCCATAACATCTAATATAACTAAAGTAAGAATTAGAAGAGACTTAAGAGCATTAATAAATCAATTTGGTCAATATGAACTTTGTTTTGGTAATAGATTTCATGTAAATAGTGATGGATTTAATATAAAATCAACTGGATTTAGAATACCATCGGATCCAAATATAGTATATCTCACAGATATACCTAATAGTGATAAGAAAACTGGAGTTATATCAATAGTAAGACCAGTTAGTAATGAAGAAACTAAAGTTGTCATTAAATCTGCAGGAACTGTTGACTACATTAAAGGTGAAATACTATTAAATACCATAAATATCATATCAACAGTTAAATCCAATAATATTATTGAAATACAAGCTTTTCCTGAATCTAATGATGTTCTCGGTTTAAAAGATTTGTATTTGAATTTTAGCATCTCCTCAAGTTCAATAAATATGGTTAAAGACGTAATTGCTTCTGGCGATGAAATATCTGGAGTATTATTCTCTAGAGATTATTATACATCAAGTTACTTAAATGGGAATTTAATAAGACAATAATATGATAAAGACTGGATTTGAATCTAGAGTAAAGATTCAACAGATAATCAATAACCAATTACCTGAATTCCTTTTGGATGAAAATCCTGCAGCTGCAGATTTTTTAAAGCAATATTATATTTCTCAAGAATATCAAGGTGGTCCTGTTGATATTGCAGAAAATTTAGATCAATATTTAAAACTTGATAATTTAACACCTGAAGTTGTAGTAGATAGTACTATTCTTGAATCTGATATTACATCTACAGATACTACTATTAATGTTAATAGTACAAAAGGATTTCCATCAGAATATGGACTACTAAAGATAGATGAAGAAATAATTACATATACTGGTCTGACAACCAATACATTTACTGGGTGTAAACGTGGATTTAGTGGTATTACTTCATATCATGGTGATATAAATCAAGAAGAACTTATATTTTCTTCTACTTCTGAAGATGGACATCTTGCTAATAAAAAGGTACAAAATTTAAGTTCTTTATTCCTTAAAGATTTTTATAGAAAATTAAGATTTACTTTTGCACCTGGATTTGAAAATATTAATTTAAGTAAAAAATTAGATGTTGGTAATTTTATAAAAGAAGCAAAATCTTTCTATCAATCAAAAGGAACTGATGAATCAGTTAGAATTCTTTTTAATGTTTTATATGGAGTAACACCAACCGTAGTAAATTTAGAAGAGTTTTTAATTAAACCATCTGCTGCAAATTACATCAGAAGAGAACTTGCTATTGCTGAAGTAATTTCAGGAGATCCTATAAAATTAGTGGGACAAACTCTCACAAAATCTACAGATCCTACTACATTGGCATCAATATCGGAAGTTGAGCCATTTACAAGAGAAAATAAACAATATTTTAAAATTTCACTTTTTATAGGATATGATGATAATAATTATGTTGAAGGTAATTTTGAAATTACACCAAGTACAAAAAGTCTTGAAAAAGTTTCTATAGGTTCTTCTGTAATTTCTGTAGACTCTACAGTTGGATTTGCAAAAACTGGAATGGTAATATCTGGTATTAATAGTATTACCTATTCAGATAAAAGTGTTAATCAGTTTGTAGGATGCACATGGTCTTCATCTGTTGGTTATAATGAAGACATAGATGTTACTGACAACATTAGATCTGATGAAATTTATTTTGGATTTGAAGATGGAGATACTTCAAAACGTGTAGAATTAAGATTAACTGGAGTGTTGTCTGAATTTGAACAAGTATCTGATAATTTAAAGGTTTCTGAGGGTGATATAATCTCAGTTAAGAGTCTTGGTGATTTAATAGAGAATCCAACACAAGGCACTAAAACTTATAAACAAACATTTGCAAATTCTTGGATATACAATACTAGTTCTACATATGATATTTTAAATTTTGGAGAAACTTTATCATTAACTCTTAAAAGTGATATTGATAGATCAAGTTTAAAAATAGGAGATAGAATAGAAATAGTAGAAAAAGATGGGTTAGGTGGTTCAGATAAGGTAGTGTATCCTACAGATGAATCAGAATTATTTTCTCCAACTGCCACATTTTCCACTCCTAATGATTTTGGTGCTGTTCCAGAACCTTATATTATTGATATAGATGGACGTTCATTACAACTTAAAGAATTTAGTGGTTTTTTCCCTGCTCCAAATGTTTCCTATGGACTGAGAAGAAAAATCAATAAAGCAACTAGCACTACAATTCCAATTCAATATGGAAATAATAAAATTATATCTGATATACAAAATCTTTATGTTGATAAAGATAGTCAATTTGCTTATGTTGCATCTAATTCATTACCATCAGGAATAGATGGATTTACTGCACCATATACTTACGAAATAACAAAAAATATTAATTCTAGTAAAATAGATTCTATTAGTAATTTAACTGATATATTACCAAATAATGAATTTACCACTATAAAATTTGATAATAAAGCACCATTTATTAGTGGAGATAGAGTATTCTATCAACCAGACGATGTTCCTATTACTGGATTAATAACGGGATCATATTTTGTTAAAGTTTTACCTGATGGACAATCTATTAAATTATATAATTCATCATCTTTCTTAAATGATGCATCAATAAGTCTTTCACCACCATCAGGAGATTTTGGAACACATACATTTACATTATTTTCACAAAGATCTTCTGTAATTGGACCACAAAAATTATTAAAGAAATTTCCACTACCACCAAATATTGAAAATGGAGATAATGAATTAACCACTCCAGAAAATATTGGGATGTTGATTAATGGTGTTGAAATTAAAGGTTATAAATCATTCGATAATGTATTTTTTGGAAAATTAGAGTCTTTAAACGTATTAAATGGTGGTAATGGTTATGATGTTATTAATTTACCAATAATATCAATTTCAGCTGGAATTGGATCAACTGCTCATGCTAGACCTGTAATTAGTGGAAGTGTTGAAAAAGTTTTTGTAGATGAACTTGATTTCGACATCGGTGATGTATCTTCAGTTACAGTAAGTGGTGGTAATGGTGAAGGAGCAGTTCTTAAACCAATAGTTACAAAAAGATCTAGAGAAGTTAGATTTGACGGAAGAGGAACTACAAATTCTGGTGGTGTAACAATAGGAGGATCTCAATTAATATTTTTGGAGAATCATTATTTTACTGACGGTGAGGAAGTGATATATGATTCTAATGGTAATTTACCAACTGGAGTCGGTATTGGCACATCAACACTATCTAATGGTGGACGATACTTTACATCAATTGATAATAACCTAACGGTTAAATTATTTCCATCATTTGGTGAATTTTCTAGTGGAATTAATACTATTGTTTTTAGTGGTATTAATTCTACAGGAACATTAAATACTAGAAATTGTATTTATGATGAAGCTAATTTTATTAAATGGTTAGGGGACAACCACCCAAAA